AAGAAACCGATGAGATGTTCTTAGATTCACCCATTCTCTTCCCGTTCCCATACGAGTCATATTTGTTTGGGTGGCAACCCGTTCCTTCTTATGAGTCGTTGTATGCGTGGGTTGAAGGACGTAAGCACCTTTATGCCAGTTCGTAAACTGTCCACTGACCCTCCATTCGTGGGGGGTTTTCTATTATACTATTCTTATACAAACAAACATTCGTTATGAGTTCTTATCCTACAACTGAAGTGAAGGTAAACGGAAGAGTATGGAAGGTCACACGACTCAGAACAGCACACGGAGCAAAGGCACATAAGTGGGTGAATCAGATTAAGGGAGGCAGCAGCAGGGTTCGCTGTGCTAATAAGAACGGCATCACCTCTAACACTAAGGCGACAGCGTTGGGTGATGTGCGTTAGGGGCAGTGCCGTTCGTTCGTGATTTGGCAGGGGTTCGTCGCCCCCGCCCCCCCGTTTAAAAACCACTAACTACCCTAACCTACAAAGTGTTACGAAAGCGAGAACAATATTCCATCAAACTTCAAATTTTTTTTCCTATATTAAAACGCCCTCACAGGATTGACTTGCAAAAAATACTTAAGTGATATATAATGGCAAAGACAAATACGATCATAATGCAAAAAAATTCGACAGAAGAAACATACGCTATAGAGGTTGATACAGTAACTGGTGAATATTTTGTTAGAATACCTGAGTGGATCGTAAATGATCAGGGATGGTTTGAAGATACTGAGTTAAAATTCAAAACCGATAAAGACATTATTTTTATAGAAGAAGCATAATGAGTAGTACTTATCACATATACTTGAGAGGAGAAGTTCTCTTCAAAGACTTAGATGATTATGAGTTTAAAATCATATGGGATAGGATATACAAATCATACTATAAGGATGAGATAGAGTATGAGGAGATTGAATATACAGAGGATCAAAAGGATCTACTACAGGATGCAAGTTACTAAACATTATGACAACAAGTAAGTATAAGATACTTGATAATTACCTACCTAATGATTACTTAAAGTACTTACAGAATAAAATATTACATAACGAAAAAGGATTTTCATGGATATACTCGGATGTAGTTGCTTATCATGGAGATAATAAGCATCATGATGATAATGATGCAAAGTATAATTGTTACTTTATGCATCAGGTCTTTAATAATCACGAACAGTTCAGTGGTTTACATGAAGACTTGCAGTTCTTATATCAGCAATTAGATATTAGATCTTTGATTCGTGTCAGAGTATTGATGTATATGAATCATGGTAAACAGATCATACATAAACCTCATACTGATTTTATGTACTCACATAAAGCAGCATTGTTATATCTGAATACGAATGATGGATTTACTCAAATGGCAGATGCAGATTGGGGAATCAAACCACAGTTAGATAAGGATCCGAATGGTGAGTTAAGGTTATACAACTACAATCCATATTGGGAAGATTGTCAAGATTGTTTTAAGACTCAAGATAGAGTAATGAGTGTAGAGAATAGATTAGTTATACACGATGGTTCTCGTCCACATAGTAGTAGTACTTGTACTGATAAGAAGTATCGGTTATTGTTGTCTTTAAATTATATGTAATGACTGAAGAAATTGAAGGTAGTTTAGTTGATACCTTTATGGTAGCACCTGTAATAGCATATACTTATCCAAAGTCTTTAGAATCTATTATAGAGTACTGTAATAGTTTAGAGTATCGTATGCCTGAAGATGGTGATTCTAACTATAAGTCAACTGATAAGTGGGTTTTAAAGAATGAAGAATTGAAAGATCTAAATGATTTTTGTAAACAAGCAATTCAAAGTTATGCAAAGGAGATATGTCATACTGAAGCAAAGATAGGAATACAACAATCGTGGGTTAATTTAACTCCACCTGGTATGCAGCATCCACCACATTGGCATAGTAATTCATATTTAAGTGGAGTATTTTATATTGCTTCTGAACAGAATGGTGGATCTCCACTTAAATTACATTCACATTTAAAGAATTTTAGTTATCAACCTACTGTAATGGAAACTGCTGGTGATGAACCATATAATCCTTATACTTGTAGTAGTTGTGAACTTGCATCGATACCTGGTGTGTTATTAGTCTTTTCTTCAATGATGCCTCATAGTGTTCCTACGAATGTAACAGAACAAAATAGAGTGAGTTTATCCTTTAATACCTTTCCTGAAACTCCTTTTGGTGATGAAGACCGACTGAATATAATTACTTGACTTTCGCTATATAAGCGTATATAATATATGAGTAATTACATAACATTATGGGAAAAGGATTTACAGTTAAAGCTAAGTCTCCCGTTGTCAAAAAAGAACCTGAGTTCGATTATGATAAAGCACGAGAGTTAGTTAAAGGTAAAACAGTTGTATTCTGTTTGCCTGGTAGAGGAGTGTCATATGCATTTTTAAAGAGTTTTGTACAACTATGCTTTGATCTGGTACAAAATGGAGCAAGTATCCAAATCTCTCAGGATTACTCATCAATGGTCAACTTTGCACGTTGTAAGTGCTTAGGTGCAAACGTTCTACGTGGACCTGATCAGAAACCTTGGGACGGACAGTTAAAGTATGATTACCAACTTTGGATTGATAGCGATATTGTATTCAACTCAGAGAAGTTTTGGCAATTGGTTCTGATGGATCAGGACATTGCTGCTGGTTGGTATTGTACAGAAGACGGCAAAACCACCTCGGTTGCACACTGGATGGAAGAAGACGACTTTCGCTCGAATGGTGGCGTAATGAATCACGAAACCATCGAAAGCATCTCGAAAAGAAAGAAACCATTCACCGTAGATTATACTGGATTTGGTTGGACATTAATTAAGCACGGTGTATTTGAACACGATGAGATTAAGTATCCTTGGTTTGCTCCAAAGATGCAGGTCTTTGAATCTGGTGAAGTACAGGATATGTGTGGTGAAGATGTTTCATTCTGCTTAGATGCAAAGGAGGCAGGTTTCGAGATCTGGTGTGATCCTCGCATTCGTGTCGGGCATGAAAAACAAAGAGTTATATAGTATCTTTGAGGGTGATAAACTTCTTTATGAAGATCTCACCCAAGATGAGTACTTTAGTGCTATGGAGGACCTTGCATATGAATTTTATGACAATGGTTCTCACAATCCAAACGATTTAAGAACTGAAATTAGAGCAATTTAACTATGGCAACTCGAACTGGTATCAACGGTAACGTATTTGTAGAGGCAATCCCGAAAAAGTCTCGTCAAGGAAACGGCAAACATACAAAATACTCCGCTACGTCTCGTAATAAGGCGAAAAAGAGAAATAGAGGGCAAGGTAAGTAATGCCCTCTTTAATAGATCATATTCACCATAACAATATGATCTCTGAGTTTTTATTTGATCCAAGTACTATCAATACTGAGGAAATAATTCAATATTTTGAAGTACTAAATCAATCGGAAAAATTAATAGAAGCAAGAGATACAATAAGAACTAAAGACACTCAAATGTTTTTGAATGAAACACTCTCTATGGGTTCGGAATTGGGTGTAAATGAAGCGACGATGAACATAACTCAATCAATATACTATAAATGGCATGAAATTGTAGGTATTGGATTGGCGAATTACTTAGAAAAGTACGAAATATTAAAAACTAGACACTTTGAACATAAATTTTGCAAAATTCAACGAACTAATCCGTGTGAAGGGTTTCATATATGGCATTCTGATCAGACTGCAAGTAGTCCTTATCGTCAATTAGTCACATTATTATACCTAAATGATGATTTTGAAGGTGGAGAGACCGAATTCTTATACCAAAACGTAAGAATTAAACCTCAAGCAGGTAAATTTATCATCTTTCCTCCATTTTGGACACATACTCATCGAGGAAACCCTCCAATTGGCGGTTCAAAGTACATAATTACCTCTTGGGTAGATTCATTTCCTATGGCAGGAGCGACAAAGTAAAGTATATTTAAAAAATAGGTATAAATAAAGGGAGATAATACTAAATATACCATTTAGATGGCAGTCCAACGCACATCACAATCATTTAAAGATATAAGTCTATCTTTCAAACCACATCCAGTGACGAAAGATCTTCCAATCTTGAAGAATGAACGTGCAATAGTGCGGTCTGTTAGAAATTTAGTAGAAACAATTCCCACAGAAAGGTTCTTTAACTCAAATTTAGGAACTGATATACGTGCAAGTCTCTTTGAAAACTTCTATCCAACCCTAACTAAGGTAATAGAGGATCAAATTAATGAGACTGTTATGATATATGAACCTAGAGTTGAGAATTTAACGGCACAAGTAGACGAATACATCGATTCAAACGCTTTTAATGTAACAATAGTGTTTGATATTAGAGGTTTACCTGTACCTACACAACAATTTTCCTTTCTTTTAGAACCTACAAGATAATAATATGCCTTTTACTCAGTTTACAAGTTTAGATTTTGATGAAATTAAGGCTCAAATACGGTCTTATCTTCGGGCGAATAGCAATTTTAGTGATTTTGACTTTGAGGGATCTAACTTCTCAGTTTTAATTGACACTTTAGCATATAATACCTACATTAACTCGTTTAATGCAAACTTAGTTGCGAATGAATCTTTCTTAGATTCTGCAAATATTAGAGAAAATGTTGTTTCTCTTGCAAGAAACATTGGTTATGTACCCCGTTCAAAATCCTCTGCAGAGGCATCAATTTACTTTGATGTACAAACTGATTCAACTGAACCAATACTGTACTTAAAACCAGGTTTAGTGTGTGTAGGAGCTGCAAATAACACTACATATAGGTTCTCAGTATCTCAACCACTACATGCTGCCATTAAAAATGGTGTTGCATCATTTGGAACTGCCGAATCTCCTGTTAGTGTTTTTCAAGGAACAGTACTAGAAGTACAATTCCTAGCAAATAATAGTATAGATCAAAGATTTTTACTACAAAACCCTAATATTGACGCATCTAGCATTAAAGTATTTGTATCTGGAAGTGCTGAAGATGGTATAGGTAGAGAATATGCCATGATTGATAATATTTTGAATATTAATAAAAATTCGGAAGTATTCTTCATACAGGAAGTTCAAGATGAAAAGTATGAAATATTATTTGGTGATGGTTACTTTGGTAGAAAATTAGATAATAATTCAATCATAACAGTAAGATATATTGTTACTGATGGTGCAGAAAGTAATGGTGCATCAGCATTTAGTTTCCAAGGAGTATTTACTGGAAAGGATCCGAATACTGCTGTAAATCCAGCAACTGTAATTCCTACTGCTGGTATTACAATAAACACTGTTAATGGTGCTACTAATGGTGCTGATATGGAGAATGTTAACTCCATTAAGTACTTTGCCCCTAGACTATATTCTGCTCAATACAGGGCGGTTACACCAAGGGATTATGAGGCAATTATACAGTCAATTTATCCTAGAACAGAGTCAGTTGCTGTTATTGGTGGTGAAGAGTTAGATCCACCTCAATATGGTAAGGTTCAAATTAGTATTAAACCTAAAAATGGAACTTATGTTTCTGATTTTGATAAGCAGCAAATCAAAAACAAATTAAAAAGTTATGCAATTGCAGGAATTAATTCTGAGATTATAGATCTTAAGATATTGTATGTTGAAATTGATTCGACAATTTATTATAACACTACTCAAGTTTCAAACGCTAATAACTTACAATCAAAAATTTTAGGTGCTCTAAGAGATTATTCCAATACCGTAGACATTAATAAATTTGGTGGTAGGTTTAAGTATAGTAAAATATTACAACTAATCGATAGAGTTGATACTTCAATTACTTCTAACATTACAAAATTAAAGATTAGAAGAGATATGAAGGTGTTGAAAAATCAATTTGCTCAATACGAATTATGTTTTGGTAACAGATTCCATATAAATCCTGAAGGATTTAATATAAAGAGTACTGGATTTACCTTAAGTGGATCAAGTGACACTGTATTCATAACAGACGTTCCCAATAAAAAGGTGGATGGTAGTTTAGATGGTAGTGGAAAGGGTGTTTTGAGTGTTATTGCACGAAATCAAAAAGAAGAATTAAAGGTTGTTGCAAAATCGGCAGGAACCGTAGATTACATTAAAGGTGAAATTATCTTAAATACATTGAATATTACTTCAACTGCATCAAATAACGATCTTATAGAGATACAGGCATTCCCAGACTCGAATGATGTAGTTGGATTGAAGGATTTATATCTCAGTTTTGACGTTTCTAATAGTAAGATAAATATGGTTAAGGATGTAATTGCTTCTGGTGAAGATGTATCAGGAGTCGTATTTACAAGAGATTATTACACATCAAGTTACTCAAACGGAGACCTAGAGAGAAAATAAATGAGCATAGGCATCGATAAAAGAGTTCAGGTTAATAGAATAGTCGAAAGTCAGTTACCTGAATTTGTAAGGTCGGATTTTCCTCTTGCTGTTGATTTTTTAAAGCAATATTATCTTTCGCAGGAATTTCAGGGTGGTACAACTGATTTAATTGATAATTTAGATCAGTATTTAAAGGTTGATAACCTAGTTCCTGAAGTTGTTCATGGAACTACTACGTTATCTTCTGCTGTTTCTACATCAGATACAACTATTACTGTTGCATCAACTAAAGGTTTTCCTGATACCTATGGTCTTTTAAAGATTGGTAGTGAAATTATAACATATACAGCTAAAACAACCACTACTTTTACAGGTTGTCTTCGTGGTTTTAGTGGAGTAAGTGGATTTGAAGTTGGAATATCAACATCTTTAGACAATGTCAATAGAGAAGGTTTAATATTTGAGAGTACAAAAGCAGAATCTCACGCTGCAAATGCAACTGTTACTAACTTAAGTGTATTATTCATACAAGAATTTTACAGAAAGTTAAAGAAAACATTCTTACCTGGTTTAGAAGATAACGATTTTGCCAAAGATCTTGATGTTGGTAACTTCATAAAACATGCTAGATCTTTTTATCAGTCAAAAGGTATTGAAGAATCCATCAGAATCCTATTAAAGGTTCTATTTGGAGAAGAATCTATAATATTAGATTTAGAAGAGCGTTTATTTAAACCTTCTAGTGCCGAATTTATAAGAAGAGAAGTTATAATTGCTGATAGGATTGTTGGTGATCCTCAAAAACTAGTTGGTCAAACAGTTACTAAGTCGAATGATTCTGGGACAAGTGCTTCTGTATCTGAAGTTGAGATATTAACTAGGAATGAGAAGATCTATTATAAGATCTCTTTATTTGTTGGATACTCTGACAGAGATTTAATTGAGGGAGTATTTACTATTCCTGGTAGGACAAAGGTAATGGAACCAGTTTCAGTTGGTTCTTCCATCGTTTCTGTAGATTCTACTGTTGGATTTGCTCAGACTGGTTATGTTTTATGTGGTATTAACTCAATTACATATTCATCAAAATCAGTTAACCAGTTCTTTGGTTGTACTAATATATCAGAAAACATTGGTATTGGTTCTGATCTTAGAGCAGATGAAACAATTTTTGGATATGAAGATGGCGATTTAACAAAGAGAGTTGATTTAAGAATAACTGGTGTTTTATCTGAATTTAAAACAGTATCAGATATCTCTTCTGTGGCTGAAGGTGAGAGGATTTTTGTTAAGAACGTTGGTGAAACTATACTTAATCCAAGTAGTGGTAAGACCTATAAAGAAGTATTTGCAAATTCTTGGATATACAATACTAGCAGTAGATATCAAATTTCCAATATTTCTGGTTCTACTATAGTATTAGGAAGTTCAATTGATAAATCTAGTTTAAAAGTTGGTGATAAAGCAGAAATTTTAAGTAGAAACTCTGAAAATGTTGAAGTTTCACTTGTTGAAATTACAAATATCGATGCTGCTGGTAATGCAGTAATAGTTTCTGGAATATCTGGATTTACTCCTGCAGTTGGTTTATATTATGATTTAAGAAGAAAACTGAATAAAGCATCTAGTCAAGGTATAGAAATAGCAGAAG